TCATCAGACTCCAAAAATGCGATGAAGACTGCAGCGAAACAGCATGCGACTAATGTACCCAGTAACACTTTAAACACCCTCCAATTTCAGCTTTTTAGCCAGAGCCTTTATCTCTACGAGCTGGAGCCGGTTAAAGTAAAACTCTATGAAGTCGGAGTGCATTTTTTCGTCATCCATCTGACTTTCGATGAATAGCCTGTAATTAAGCAGCGCGCTATGCAGAATGTCACGCTCTTCAGGAGTCAGCCTAACGTTTAGATTTTTCATTTTACAGCTTCCTCAATTTCTTTAGCCCCACCAGGGCGCAAAGGCCTGGAAGGACACTTCTCCACTTGTACCTCAGCTCCGAGACGCCGCGTGGCCAGATACACCATCTGTGCGGTAAGGTCTGCGTCCTTTTTATTTTCCAGAGGTTGGATAGCTTCCGGGCCCCCAAAGCAGATAGATACGTCCATGACACGGGGCCCAAACCAGATGAAGCGACGCTTAACGCTATAACGAAGCTCGCAGAAGCAGACCTCACGATTATCCGGATACGCCTTGGAAGGGATCATAACCACAACCCGATAACTCATTTTTTAGCCACCTCCCTAGACCTGGAGATCCTGTCTGTCAAGCTTCGATTAATATAGATATCGATTTGTCTGGCTTGCTCGGAAGTAATCACACCGTCTAGCACGCAATCGAGAATCGCGGCGTTTACTTGATTATTTACTCTGGCAGCGACACAATTTATAATCGCGCCGAAAATTAAAATAAGACCTACTGCGGTTAGAATTCCCAAGAAAAAATCAGTCAATTTTTAATCCTCGCAGCTAAATTTTTAATCCTCGCAGCTAAAATGATCATCGCAGCTAAAATGCGCATTTCACGGTTGAAGTGTTCATCAAAGAGTGCTGGGTTTCTTATAAGCCTGCGAGCTCTACGAATATCCAGAAACTCCTCCAGAACAACATCAAATTTAGAATGGAAAACCTTACGAGAAAAATCGTACTTTTTATAGCCACGCTTAAAGTCCAGGACTTCACGTATATAAGTTTTCACACCACCTGCGGCTTTATGTACCAAGGCCAGGGCATACCTATGATTTTGCTTAAAGCGCCTATACTTACGTTTCATTCATTGCTCCTCTTCCATAGCTAAAATACCTCCTCACCGGTACAATCAAATCCAGTCGCGCCCTGCGCTGCTAGTCTCCATACTTCAGAAGCAGCCAAAAGCAGATCGCAAACGCTAGCATTACTGCTATAAGTTCAATCACTGTTTCCATTCTTTTTTCCTTTCCTACTTATCGCGAGATTCAGCTTTGCGACGGTGATGGCCACCTTGGTGGCCTGTGCGTTCTGTGATCTCAGCTTCTTGGTGTTCAGGATTACGTTCTCTTCTTTACTTACGAGAGCGAGGTTTGACAGCTCGCAGTTGCGGGTGTTGCCGTCAAGGAATATAACCATCATTCCTTCAGGTATAGGGCCATGAGCCTGCTCCCACACGTAGCGGTGTTTGAGCACCCAGCGATCCCACTGTTTGAGCTCAGCGCCGTCTCTGAGTTTGAGCAGCACGTAGCCATCACGAAAAACTTCGGTGCCCACCGGAAGTGAGTTCATTGATTTGCAGCCTTTCCGGAACCATGTCCCTCTGATCTTCTCTCTGACCTCTGCGCTCATTTCCAGCCCTTTATTGGCAGGGGTGTGACCTGCCGTAAATCTCCCAGTGCGACCGGTAGATATACCGAGACGACGCATAAGCCCTTTTAACGCTTTTGGACCTAACTGCATTCCGAAACGCTCCTCGAGGATGCCTGTGGCTTCTTTAATTGTGTGTGTTTTCACAAGCTCTCTTAAGGCATCTGTGAATTCCTTTGTGTATCTGGGCGCGTTGACAATTCCGTAGTGAGACTTATAGAACGTCATCGAACTGGCGCTGATTGGCCTTGCGAGCTTGAACTTCTCGTTGCACCGTCTAGCCATCTCGGAAGTTGGGACCCTTTCAGAGGCCATCTGCCTTACAAAGTCCTGCATTTCTGGAGGGTAACGTCGGTTCATACCTGAGTACCTTTCTTATCTTTACTGATGCCCAGCAGCGTTTCAGGCATAGCCTCAGCGCCAAACCTGCCACTCTCGTTTAAAACCTTCACCGCACGAAGCTGTGTGTCGGCGTTATGCAGAATGGACTCTGCCACGCCAACAATAGCTGTCGAACGCGATACCTCGGAGGTGAGCTCATCGCCCTTCAGGCTCTCATCGTTAAGCCTTTCGAGTGCAGCGAATAAATGATTATTTAAGTCATTAAGTGAATTCTTCATAGCTGACCTCCTTAATCTGTATCTCTTTCCGAGGTGCTGTCTTTCTTTGCCCTCTCTACTGCAGCATCGAACTTCTCAGCCACCTCACCACAGTAGGAGGCATACGCCACGTCATAAGCTACTGATTCCTGGTACTCATGCAGAAGCGCTGATACCATCTCAGCAATATCGTCTCTTAACTCAATCTTCATTTTCATTTTGCAATTCCTAATAGTTTTAAAGTATCGTCACCAATAACCAGTGAATGCCACTCTTCTTCAAAATACTGTTGTATATAAATGCAGCAGATGCAGCCTTGATCGTTACGAAAAGGAACAACCAAATCGAGAGACCTGTCATCTACAGCCTTATTTACTTTATTTACCAAAATATTAATCAGTTGTTCTCTTAAAAAGAGTTCTGCATTTAACCTTCCATTAAACTCTTCAACAGAACCGAAAAAGAATGATTCACAACACTCATCAAGCATCTCTTCAATAGAGTCGTACCATGTCAGAGCATTTATAAAAGCATCACTTATGTGCTCGTTAAATTCAAATTTAATATTTTCGATAACAACAACTTTGGAAGAGTCATCAAATATCAGTCCCGCTCGTCCTAGAACTTCTTTTACTGATATATCCAATCTGTTCATTGACTAAGCTCCTGAGCTCCCGAAACCGCCTAATCCGCGTTCGCTCTTAACTCCTGTAACATCGCCTTCCACAAGATGCACATCCGGAAGTGGAACAATGACCAGCTGAGCGATGCGGTTACCCTTAAAGATCCTTAAGTCGTATTTAGATACAAGAACCACTGATATAGAGCCGGTGTAACCCGCATCAACCACACCTGTAGGAGTTGCCACGCCTGCGCAGTTGTAGGAGGAGCGCGGAAGTACCAGGCCTACATAGCCTTCGGGGATAAGCACATGCACACCCGTGTCAACCTTAAAGGTCTTGTCAGAACCCAGAGCCACGTCTTCTCTTGCGAAGAGATCAAAGCCCGCGTCTGCCTCATGAGCTTTCACAGGTTTGTAAGCCCCTGCGTCAAGCTGATAAATGATCTTCTGTTTAAGCATTGGCGCTGTCTCCCTCTATATGTTTGATTAAATGGTTGATGTACCACTCGGCCTTCAACAGGTCCTCCTTGCCGTTTTTCCTTTTCCAGCGATACAGGTACTTAATCGCATTCGCAGTACACACAGCTTCGATGCCGTTAAGACCTTCTGTGGCAGATTCCAGACAGTCAATACATTCAACTTTGCCCTGATAGTGTTCAGGATGGTTAACTACATCATTCATTTTTAATAAATCCCTAAAATTTCCTGAATAGTGTCAAATGACACGTATATGATCCCCAGAATGAGGAGGATCAGAACTCCCGTACTTAACAGCTGCCTCATCTACAGTCTCACTCTTATCTTCTTTCTCTTTTAATCAGAATTGCGTTTTTGCCAAAGCCGTGTCTTGGATTAGACTCCTTAAGCCTGGCATGGCGAAGCTTCACACCCTCAACTTCTTGTCTAATACTCCACTCCTGCGCAGCAAGCTCTTCAGCCTGCTCTCTGTCAAGCCCATACCCGCCCTGCAGGTATTCATCTGTCGTAAGACGTTTGAACTCTGTCTCAGTTGCGTTCCTTGCAATCATGATCGTGTCTCCTCAAAGGTCTTTCTTGCCTTAAGCTCTACGAAGCGGTCAAGCGCTTCCGGTGACCATAAAAGCTTCTTCTGACCCTTGTACAGTTTCACAGGATCCGGAAATTCAGGATCTTTTTTTAGAGTGAACAGGGTATTGCGACCTACACCCAGGTATTTAGCCGCGCTAGCGCTATCAAGTAGTTTTATTCCTTCAATCATTGCTGTCTCCTCAAAAAGGCGCCGGAGCATAAAGGAGTAAACCTCCGGCGCAATGTTTGTCTAACTCTCAAGCTACGACTTCAGTAATTAAAAAGAATGCGCACAGCACAAGCAGTGCGATTAGTGTCATCTGCAGGTGTCCGTAGAGTGCGAAGTCTTCTTTTAGCTCTGCCATAAGTTGTTTTAAGCTCATCAGACGACCTCCACTGAAGGACAGAATGCGCCGTGCTCAACATTAAGCTCGTAGAGTTTTCTTGCCTTGTGCAGACGCTGTACGCGCTCGATGCGGGAGCAGCGAAGACTCTCTGAAGGAACAATCAGCGCAAGTCCTCCGGTGCTCTTGTCGAAGATCCTGTAGACAGCATCGCGTGGAGGCTTTGCCCTACACAGTTCCAGGCATGCGCTCCCCCAGCTGACCTCGTCGAGAAGAGTGTCCACGCCCCTGCTGTCAGCTCTGATAAGTGATACAGCACTGTTCATTTTTCCACCTCTGTTATATTCGGTTTTATTCAGTTTAAAAGAGTTTAAAATAGTTTATGAAGTACTCAATTTGTGTTTAAAGCATAAACTAATGTTTAATTTTTGTAAAGTGGATATACAGATTTTTATAAAAATTAGTTTATAAAAGTTTTGTGGTGTGAGTTTGATCACACAACTTTAGAATGGGCGGTACAAGGT